CTTCCGAACGATCTCCTTCTGCAACCACTCTGAAATCGTGCCGTCAAATCGACTATAGTCACGCAAGATTGTGCCATCGCCGCAGATCTCTTGCAGGCGGCGGCATTGTTCCTCAGGTGTTTTGCCGGGCGCATACCACTTCAGATCTTTGAGCAGGTCATTTTTGAACGCATACGTATAACCTGACATGTGAAGTGTATGGTTGGTCTCAACCGAACTAATGTTCCTTGGGTCGTTGGTGGACCCGTATGACTCAGCTTTTAGGAATGCTTTGATCTTGTTGGGAAGCACCCCTGAGGCTGACGCGACTGCCACTGCAGACCGATTGCGCTGAGTCGGTCGATCTTGAATCTCAATCACGCTGCTGACCGACAAAGGCACGCCCGTGGCGACCTTCGATTCAGGCACAATCAGCTCGAGAAATTCAACAGCAAAGGCGTTGTATGCCAAAGGTGGTCTGGCATCATTTCGCATCTTAGTCACTCTTCCAGCAATGCTCGCTACATCATTGTTGTAGGACTTGCTAGGGAACACGTTCGGATTGGTTACCAAACTCGGTGCCACGCTTCTTCCAACAATCTTCCCGTCTTCGTTTATCAACGGCCCGACAGCCTGGAACTGACGAGCGGGGCAATTAAACATGCTCGTAGCTGGTGTCCCTAGCGTACGGTCATCGACGAGGAGTTGGTAGAGTATGGCAGCCCTGATCGGGGCATCAACCACTTTCGCTGCAGACAAGTGTCTCTCGACGTCCGCAATCGTTGGCTTTTTCGCTATGCGGTGGCGAACGGAGATGGCTGTGTAAAGGCCTTCACCAATCGTCACTGCTACGGCAGAGCCAGCGTTAGCTACGGATATCGTTTTCGCCTTGTCGTCACGAACCATTGTTACCGCCGTTGTCTTGGCGGGTCCCTCACCTTCCCCGTATGGCAAGCTATCAAAGTTGTAGCGGCGCCGTTGAATCGGCATGGCTACATCCATGAACTTGTAATACGGGTATTGCACAGTCGCTTTTGGGAAAAAGCAAACTATGCGGCGAGTGGGATCATTGGCCAGCACACGTTGTTCAATGTCGTAGACAAGCAAGTTTTTGTTCTTGTCTATGACGGAGACAGTGTCTCCTCGGTAATCCCATATCTGATGGCGATAGGTTGCCCCACCGGACACGTTGTACGTTACCTCGTCATTGCTTATCGAGAAGTTGCCATCAGGCAGCTCCCCGCCAGCAGTGAGCGGGACGAACGTGTAAATCAGAATTGGGTTGCCGTATTGGAGCCAGTGGTTGATGTCAAGATAGTAGTCGACATCGACCATCAGCAGCACATGGTTGGCTTTGACTGGATCGTCACGAAATGGCTTGTCCAAGTCTTTCGCGAAGTAGTAGTACCTGCACCCATCCTCACGGTCCCTGTTGGCCATGGACACGTGGTAGGGTTGGAACCCACACCCTTTTACGACATCTTCCAACGCGAGCGAAGCGGATGTACGCAACGCTGCAGCAGTCGGGTGGGTGTGACCCGAGGCCATAGGTATGACCTCGATCTTGCGGAGCTTGTGACCAATCAGCTTACGGAAATCAACACCTGGTAAATCCCTTTTGTCCTGTAAACGTCGGCTGCGCTTTGACACCTTTTTAGAGGATAGCGCATACCGGATCAGGTTAATGGTATTGCAGATGGAGCCGTGGGCTTTTGGGCGGTAATCATTGGGCGATCGCTTTGAGGGAGGACCACTTCCAAGAGCCGCCAAGCTCTTTTGTCGGATGAATACGCTCATTCTTTAACGTTAGAGCGCGAG